GGAGATGGTGGTTATCAAACTTGTGATAGAATGAGATTTGATGAAAGTGGCACTATGGGTGCGGCTCTTACAATAACACAAGAAAGTTTAACAAGTGGTAATGCTTTCTTAAATGGATTTGCAAATGCTTTTAAAGTTGATGTAACAACTGCTGACAGTTCTCCAGATGCTGATGATTGGTCAAGAATAAATATGAGATTAGAAGCACAAGATATGAAACCATTTAAAAAGGGAACATCTAATGCAGAAAAATTTACTTTAGCTTTTTGGGTTAAAGCAACAAAAACAGGAACAAACACTATAGAATTATTTGATTCAGATAATACTAGAAGTATTGGAGGCTCTTACACTATATCTTCTAGTAATACTTGGGAGCATAAAGTAGTTAATTTTGCGGCAGATACAACAGGAGCTTTTGCAGATGATACTGGAGAAGGATTAAGAATATCTTGGAGTTTATCGGCAGGCTCAAACTATACATCTGGAACATTACCTAGTGCTTGGGAATCATCAACAGTAGCAAATACTGCAGTAGGACAAGTTAATAACTTTGATAGCACTTCAAATAATTTTCATATTACAGGAGTACAATTAGAAGTAGGTGAGTATTCATCAGCAACACTGCCTCCATTCCAATTTGAAGATTTTCATGAAAATTTTTTAAGATGTTCTCGTTATTATCAAAGGTCTTATGATTATGGAACAGCTTATTTAGCTAATGATGGTCAAGGTGTAATGCAATATGTAGAGGGACCTGATAATGGTCATTTTTATCATGCATTTAGACATGGCCCAATGAGAACAGGGCCAACAATGACGATTCAAAGAAAAAATGGTGGTGGAGCAAATCAAGGACAACGAATTGATTATGGTTCAACTTATTTATCTTTAGACAATATAACAGGTGATATAAACGGAGTTATGTTTTTACAAAATGGCACAGAATCAGGACAAGGTTATACTTTTGCTAGTCATTACCTTGCAGATGCGGAGTTATAAATGAATATTGCATCAGCAAAATATTATAAAAAAGATGGGAAAAATATAACTATAAAATGTGTTGTAAGTAATTCAGATATGGAAAATTCAACTGATATATGGGTTCCAATTGATGAAAATAACAGACATTACCAAGAACTTCTTAAATGGGTTGATGCAGGTAACACAATAGAGGAGGCTGATTAATGGCATACGTAGGACAAGGAATTAAAGGAGGTACATTTAGTGTACTAGATACAAGTGGAAACACTTATAACGGTTCTAATGTAACTTTTAATTTAGGTACACAAGTAGGTTCTCCGGCACAGCTTTTAGTCTCACATGACGGGGTTATTCAAAAACCCGTAACAGATTATACAATAGCTACAGGTGGAACACAGATTACATTTACGACTGCTCCTGCAAGTGGTGCTTCTATATTTATAACAGAAATATCTGGTGCAGTAGGTGCACCAATGAACCGTGATATAAACGGTGATGAATTAATTTTAGATGCAGATGCTGATACAAGCATTACAGCAGATACGGATGATCAGATAGATGTTAGAGTTGGAGGAAGCGATATTGCAACTCTTACTTCTAGTGCTTTAACTTTAAAAAATTCTGCAACTGCTGATAATAGTACCTTTACTGTTAATTTACAAACCGCAGAAGCAGACATAGCGGCAGATGATGTTCTTGCAAAAATTAATTTTCAAGCACCAAACGAAGGAACAGGAACAGATGCAAATTTAATTGCGGCTTCTATTCAAGCAACATCTGAAGGTAATTTTGCTGCGGATAATAATGCTACTAAATTAGAATTTATGACTGGAGCTAGTGAAGCAGCTACAACTAAAATGTCAATATCAAGTGGTGGTATTGTAGGAATGGGTGCGACCCTTCCGGGTGATTTAGGCGTTGGGCTTCACATTAAAACTTCTGATAGTGGAGCAAGCGTTAATAATGATGGAGATGAATTAGTTATTGAAAATGGTGGGTCTGGTTTAATGACTGGAATGACATTTCTTTCAGCAACTAATGGATATGGAGGAATTTGTTTTGGAGATAGTGGAGATGATAACATAGGAATTATACGATATGACCACAATGATAATTGTTTAGATTTTTTTGCAAATGCTTCTGAAAGAATGACTATAACAAGTGATGGAGATATAGGTGTAGGTACACAAGACCCAGGCACAGCAAGATTTAATGTTCAAAAAGATTCACACCAATTATACTATGGAAAAAATGATACAAGTGGACAGTTTCAAGTAACTTATCAAGGAGTTATATCTGCTACAAACACTACAGTACAATCAATATCAGATGAAAGATTAAAAAAGGATATTGCAGATTTTAGTGGTGGTTTAAATATTGTTAAAGCAATGAAACCTAGAACTTATAAATGGAAAAATCCTCAATATCATAATGATAAAGATGACACACAATATGGATTTGTGGCACAAGAATTATTAACAATTTCTGATGCAGAAAAATTAAATTTAGTTGTAGTAGATAATGCAAATACTATGATGTACGAAAATGAAAAAGATTTATTACCAGATGGAAAAGCAAATATTTCTGGATATCAAGAAAAAGATGCAATCTATGTTTCTGCAATAAAAGAATTATTAACAAAAATAGAAACTTTAGAAACTAAAGTTAAAGCATTAGAGGATGCTTAATGCTATTAGGTCACGGAACAATAGGACAATTTGCAGTAGCGGAAGCGCTATCTGGACTTGTCGTTAATGCAGGAACAGTTGATGTTTCCATGGGCCAAGCGGCAACGTTTAGCATTGGAACAGAAACAGCTACAGGATCAGCAGTATTTGCTGTAACAACCGCTGGTGCAGGAACATTTAGTTTAGGTACTGAGGTAGCGACTGGTGGAGCAGATATTGATGTGACAAGTGCTGGAGCACCAACATTTAGTATTGGTGATGAAACAGCATTTGGTGAGGCATTCCAAAACTTAATTTCATTTAGCTCAGGAAGTCCTAACTTCTTTATTTGGAACGAAACAGATGATAGCGAAACATCAGAATGGAATGATGTAGAACCAGGATCAACGGATTAATTATGGCAGATGACGCAAGTATAACTATAAGTGCAACAATTTTACCA